CTCATCTCACCTGTGCTGGCATCGTATACAAGTTTGTTCTTGTAGCGATTCATGATGTCACGCATATACTGCTCTGCCTTAATCTTGGGCAGGTTTCCGACATCAACGTAGAAAATCCTACGTTCAGGTGCACGAGATACACGATAGATGATTTGAGCATCCTCTATCATGCGCAGGTTGTTTAGAGGTTTGATTGCCTTATGTAGATAGCCAATCACCATTCGGCGACCACCATCCATAAGACCTGATGTGCAATACGTTATTGCATCTGAGGCAACACGTATGGTCTGCTGTTTTGAGTTTGCAGATGTTTGGAAAAATCCCTGTGGATTGTAGACAAAGTAGTCCTGAGTACGTGGAATAATAATATCCAACTTCCTCATTCGTTCTTGTTCTTCAGGTGTAGGGATTTTTGTCTCTCGAACCTTTTTCATCTTCAAAGCATCTATCAGTCTCATCTCTGTGATACCCTTTTCAGGTTTCTCAGGATCAATAATGAGGTGATAGTAGAGTCTGCCATCTACGTACCATCGCTTAAAGATATCGTAACCAAGGTTACGGAAATCCATCATACGAAGGACTTGACGAAACTCTTCTCTGATTTGATTTTTGACTTTTTCGCCAACACCGAGGTTAGCAAGGTTGAGAGTAATAAGATCCGACCTGCCAGTATCAACTATAATCTCATTGATTATATCATCGATGGCTGTCTCACATTCTGGTTGTAAAGACATGCCTCGATAACGACCAATCAGGTCGAACTCATTTTTGACTGTTCCTTCTAAATCGAGGAACGTGCCGTAAGCACCTGCCCCCGAAGCAATGGGAACAATCCCTTCTTCGGGTTCAGGTACTGTAAAAGTCTGAGAGGATAAAACCTTATCACTATCATCTCTTCCGATTGTAAAACCGAAAAGTTTGATTGCCATTATATTATTTCATTAAAGGTTATTATTTATCTACGATTCCGGATCCGGCATCTTTACTTGGAATCTCAAAATATGAGTAAGCGAAAGTAACTGAAAACTCTTCAATCGCTTCTGCCTGATCATATCCCAAATCAATCGCACTTACTGTAGTTGGAAATGCATAATGGAACTCATAAGTTCTAAGTGTACTTCCATCTTTTCCTAATTGCTTCACAGTAATTGTTGTGGTACTATGCCCATCTGATTGACCCTGTGAGTTTGCGATTCCTACTACGTTACCAAAGGGTTTTTTGAACGACTGAATCTGGTGCATCCATTTTTCCATATTGTGTCGGATTTTAAAATCTTCATCATTATAGAAAGAAAGAGTTAGATTCTCGTATGTTCTTTGCCCAGGTAATTTTACTACACGACCCAAGAAACTTACAGGAATTTCACCAATCGTCGATCCAGGCAACTGAGCATTCTTACACAAGTAAGAAATTGGCGAGTCAGCACCTGTGGCTATCTCTACACCATCAACACCTTCTGGTTTAGCGATATCCACCACATACAAAGAAGGGCGAGCACCTGCTTTACCAAATTTATTGATAAAATGCGTAATGTCTTTATCCGTTAGGGGATTTGTTTCTGCCATCTATTTCCTTATACTGCTCCGATTGCTTCGTCGAAAGATACGCCAGAGCGAACTGCAACAAAAGAAAGTCGAATAAAGTTAATTGATTTAGTCGGTTTCACGAAAATATCGGCAACGAATTTGTTACTGTCGATTATGTCAGGTGTGTTGTTTGAGTCATCACAAACTACAGCAAAATCTGTACAACCCTGACCTGCCTGGATTCCCTGCAAGAAACCTTCGACAGACGAAGTAAACTGACTTCTTGTGAAATCGGTATTGAATTGAAACAAGATACTTCTTGCTGACTCACCAATAACCTTCTCAATGAAAATAAAGAGTCGGCGTACGTTGATTCTGTCGAACGCACTTGGTTTCGGGGACAAGGTTTTATCACCAAACAACATAATTCCCTGACCTGGGAATGAAACGACGGAGTTATACCCTATCCTATATAGTTCGTCTCTTTGTGCCTGGACAGGATTGAAAGCCAGTTTGACTGGACTATTCAAAATACCTCTCTGGAGTCCAGCAGGTGAAAACCAAGTATCAGCATTAGTATCAGTTCTTGCACAAATACCCGCAATATCTCCATTTAATGGAACCCATCGATAGGTATCGTTGTACTTATCGTACTGATAACCCCATCCTGTGTCCAAAATCGCATATGTTGAAGACTTAATGCTGGTTCTAAATGTTTTAAGATTTCTTACTTCAGATCCTGGGACTAGAACTACATCAGAAAACTCTGGAGAAATAAGTGCGACTGCATCTTTTCTTTTTTCAGCGATGTTAATGACGTAGTTAGCAAGTGTAGGTCCGTCTCCGTCAGGAGCAGCACCCATCATCAGCAGACTTACCTCAATGACATTAGGATCGTTGAACAGATCCCAACCGAGTTGTAAGTCACCGACACTTACGTCGTTACCATCTGCTCCACCAGCCATCTCGTAGTAAGATGTGCCCTTGACGAGATCAAAGATGTTATCTTCTGCCTTGTCTCCCCAGTTGGTAGGACCAGTTTGATGTTTTACGAATCTGATATATTTTGAAGTGTCGTTGATTCGATTCTTGTAATAAATCGAAGCACCTTCAGGTGATTTTGCATCCTTAGCAACTGACATACTGTCATATGCCTCGAGAACTTCGTTTTCGACACCAGTCCATCGACCACGGTAATCATACACAACTACGTGTACTTCGTCATTAAAAGAGTTTGCAACTACAGCATGCTCACTTGTAGTTGGTGATCTGTCAAAGTTTAATGCAAATCTCCATCTTGAGTCCATTGCAGTTCCCGTAGGAATAGCAGAAGGTGAAATTGGACCATTAAGAGTGATACTTGTATCGTTGGTTACGGCGATTACCTCAGCAGTATTTGTGCCAATGATGATTGTATCACCGACAAAAATCTCGTTGGTAAAGTTTGAGGAATCACCTGTGACTGTGTTTGAATTAGCAGTCATTGAGATAGTACCAGTTACGGTCTTCTCGAAATTCGTTCTTGTATTTCTGACACCAAGTACACCACTCTGATCAGCAGGTGCATACTTGAGTACAGCATTTGTAGCATCAGTTACTGAAGCAATGACATACTCAACATTGCTCAATGTAATAACGTCGCCTGCTTCAAGTTCAGTATCAAATGCAGTATCGGTACCTGTCATTGCAGTTCCTGTGACACTAATAATACCTGTCAGATCTGCACCTACTTTGTCAGCAGGACAGATGGAAATACCAATACTGTTACCCAGTTCTCCTGGGAATCTGGCAATCCAGAAACGATTAGCAGTTGCATCAGCACCACCACCTTGATCAGGATCCATTGAGACGTAATCTACGTCATTCTTTACGAGTTTACCTACACCATCAGTTGTGGCATTTAAGGCATTATCGTCGTCTGTGACACGACAAACTCGCAGATTATTACTATACGACAGAAAGTTTGCCGCAGTATAGTAATGCACAAAGTTGTTATCGTTAGGTTTGCTAAATGTATCGCGAAGTTCAACCTCGGATGAAATTAAAACTCTCTCATCAACTGGTCCCCATGTAAACTGTCCTACACATGCCCCGATCGAGGTAGATACGACAGGAGTTCCAGTCGTGAGATCGATCTCACGAACATTAACACCTGGTGAAATTGGAAATGACATCTTACTCCTAGTTGTATAACGTCAGCAGAAGTTAGCAAATATATTTAGGGTTTTTGGGTTCTAGAGCCAATCAGTCCCTCGGTTCTCCAACCAATCGTCACTTCCCTCTCTTGCAACATATTCTGTCTCTTGGGGGATATCCATTAATCCATTATCGATGTAACCGAAGGGAGTTAGACTTTCCCATGTTTCATCTTCTACGTCGTTAAGTAAGTTTTCTCTAAGATTTACGTCAGTCAACTCAGCAAAATATCTCTGAGCAACTAACCATGCAAATGAAACACAACACATTGCTAGGTCATCGTGTGTACCAGGAGTTGCCTCCCATGATTGACCTTTCTGCGCGAAACTGTAAAACTCTTGAATAACATTTACATCGTTCAATACTATTTTACCTTGCTCTATCAGATTTTTTATTGTCATACACCCGATGTTTTTTACTGGCTTAGTCATCTTAAGACCCATCATTGCTGATCTCTTGAAACCACTTGATATCTGAATGCCGTTTCTGCCTGCATTCCAAGTCATGAGAAGATTCTCATAACCTAAGTCGTGTCTCAATATGTCACCAACTTGGGCACCACTGCCGTCTATTTCTACCAGAGTGTATGCATTATTGTACTGTTTTACAAGACTATGTATTACGTTTGGAAATACCAATGGCGTAATAGTATTGTCACGGTAAACTGCTACTACTTGATATGGGATCTGTGTTATGTCGTAAATTAAAAATGCTGAGTAGTCCTTGCCTTTTCCTAAGGCAACATCAACTGTACAAGCATACATTTTGTTAGTGCTTGGTTCAGCATATATCGTAAGTCCTGATTTGCTTAATAAAGGTT